GGAGGTGGGAGGTGAGGTGGGTTAGGCACCCAAGCTTCCTATTTGGGGTTATTTTGTTGCAACGTAAACTCCACCCGGAAATAACCAGCTACTGAGCTAGCGCCCGAACCGCGATACACGATCCTTAACTGGTTTTCCGTTCCACTCTCATATTCTGGCTTAGTGGCGATTGTTCGCCCACTAGCGGAAGCTGCCCCGTTCTGGGTCAACTTAAACGACCGTGTCACGGGCACACCTTGTCCGGTGGCCTCTGCGGTTGTGTCCCAGTCGTAAGACATGAGCCCAGCAGCCGTTGAAGCTGCTGCAGACATCCAATGTAGTGTTACATTGGTTATGAGATAGTGGTGGTAGGATTGCAAAAACCCCCTAAGCCAAGCAGCCTGGGAATTATCTGGGCCTAGGGTAATATACCCGGCTGAATCCCCGTTTATCGCGTTGGTTACAAACTCGCGGCGAACGACTACATTGGTTATAGCCCTACTTTGCCCTAACCCAGAGCGACGGGCTCGTCGCTGCGGTCGGCGTGGTCTAGGCCTACGCCGGGGTACAGCCCTGCGATTCCTCCGGGGCCTCGGACGCCTTGGGCGTCGGGCTCTACGTTGTTGAGGCATGGCAGGGGCTCAAGACTACAGCCTCCAATCTTTCAACTTGAGTGTTGGTTGGCCACAAGCCGCCTTAGGCAGCTATACAGATGATGGAGGTTCTTCCTCCCTTGCGCGCTTTTGCTCCTCAGGAATGGAAAGGAACAAAACCAATTCCTCCATTTGTTCGTCGTTTACATGACGAAGCTCTTCCAACACCGCTGTTACAGCTGATGTGTACTTCTGAAGGCATTCCTCATTGGCGGTAGCGGGGTTGTACCTGTTCAGCAAACCGAACAGCATCTTTCCCACTCCGGCTGGGAGCGCAACATCTGTGGACACAAAAATGTGAGAACAGAACTCTAGTTCCGTTGTTTCCTCACACTTGACTCCGAGGAGTTTATAGACTTCCAGGTCTGAATGGCAATCTTCAAGGGCGTCATCCCCCATGGTGATCGCCCAGGCTGCTCCGGCAAAGACTGCTAACATATAGCGAATCTTGCTATTTGACGACGCTGTATTGAAGGAACCCGATTTCTGGATTCCAGGCACTGTTTGTGCCAACAGCATTCCGTCAGATGTCATCAGAACTGAGTTCTTGAGACAATGCAGCCACGCGGCCCGCATCCTCTTGAGGATTTCTGGGCAATTGTGGGTGAGGCGATTGCGAACCTCCATTTCGTCGTCGAGCATCCAATCTTGGACACTCCAATCGAACCCACTGCAGTCCGTTGGGCGAATGTTATCTCGCCACTTACTGCACACTTCTTCTTTCGGTATTCCCGTTTGGTCCGAAAGAACTCCAATGAAGTGGGACACCTGGTTATCACTGCTAAATCCCATACCAGGTTTCGAAGGGATTGCATTGTGGAGCTCGAGTTCCCGGCGGTTTTGCCGTCGGAATAATAATCGAGCAACTAGCTGGTCGGCGACCGACACGCTCATTATGAGTCGATATCGTTTATCGCGCAACTTGGCCAGCTTGTGGGGTTCTCCTTTAATGAAAACCCGAACGGGGTCGCAAAGCCCTTGTTTAACCGCTTCTTCCGCGGTTATGTGCGATAGCTGCTCTGCTGTTAGTTTGGATAACCTGTTTGTACGCATCCAAACCAATGCAGTTAGCACCGGCATCATCTCTGGATCATGAATCCAGTGGCCATGGGTTGATCGATTATCAACCGCGCTATATGGAACGCCCGACCCAGCATCGGCGTTCATGTCGAAGAGGCAAAGAAGCAATTCATCTTTGAATGCTTCCCAGTCCAATTCCTCTCCAACAGTAAAGGTCGGTGGTTGAGAAATCGCGGCACTGTAAGCGCGCACTGTTTTCTCAATGACCTCTTCCCGCCACTGTTGCGGCGGGGTGGTTGCTTGTTCTAGGAGCTTCTTCCTCCTTCCCGCCTGGAAGTTTAAACTTCCTTTTTCGGCAGTTGCCCCGAACTCGGGCCACCCGAATTCTGCCGCTTTAGCTGCAAAATTGCAGCAGCGACTTTGGAACTCAGCCATTCTGGCTGCGTTCTGTCGTTTCCGCGGGCTTGGGGGCGAGATTTTCGCCCGCCCGCAGAAGGTGAAACCGGCCGGGGGTTCTTCGGCTGGGCGGATTGTCCAGTCGATGAGGTCGAGGCCGCTTTCTGCGAGTGCCTCGGCCTGCGCTGTTCTCCGCGGGTTAGCCCCCGCTGCTTCAAACGCGATATTTCCGCGTTTGCGCGTTTGAGCTGATCCTCCACGGATAGCTCGACGGGGGGGAGGTCCCCGAATTGGACCTCGTTTGTAGCCTGTTTTGTCGCAGGGGGGCTGACCCTCTTGCTCGCGTTTAAACGCGACGACGCACCTCTGTTCATCGCCACAAAATATTTGCTGGCGTTATTTTCGCCAGCATTTGTGGGGACTTCTGTGGCCTTGCCATCTTTTGCAATGGTATAAGCCTTACCCAGAGGGCAACTTTCAGTGGGCTCCACCCAGACCCGATTTTTCGGGTTTTCTTTGCGCATCAAGCGCACCTGGGAGAAGTAGGCCCGACGATAGTCGAACTCATCACTTGCCACAGCAGCCGGTTTGGAAGCTGATTCTGTGGACTTCACAGTTGGAATCTGTGGGGCCGATTCCTCGACCACTTCTTTCCCTTTAAGGCTGGGAGTTGCCTCTCTCGGTGGAGTTTCCGAAAGCTTCCCTTTTAGGCTGGGGATTGCCTCTTCCAAGGGCGGAACAGGAATTTTGGCTTTAGCCCTCTGGCGCTTTGAATGGCCAGATTTCTTGGGCTTCACCGCGACGAATGGCTCCTCGGGAACCGCTGGGGTTTCCTCAGGAACGATCGTCGCCACTTGTTCCGCTGGGGGGGGGGTAGGCTCTTCTGGAATTAATTCCAGAGGGCCCGTCACAACTCGAGTTGAGTGTGACACCCAAGTTGGAAACCACAATGGAATTTGTGGCGCCACTTCAACCTCCATGGGGGTGGGGTTGGATTGGGGCTCTCGGCGAGGCTTCTTGGCCTCGCTTTTATTGAGAGGAGCCCATCGCTTCGTGCCAATTTGGCGCGCTTTAACCGCCACCCTACTTGTTTTGGGTTTGCGGTGGACGGGCTTACTGGCTTCCAGGATGGCGTGGCGGGCATTGAAAGCCCGGGGACGCTCTTCCTCGTCTTCTTGGTCCGCAATATCGGCCCACGAAGTCATCCTGAACCCTGTTGGGGAAGACTTTACTTTTGCAGTCTTCCCCCCCCAGCTAATCTCCGCTCCGTCTTCAACTTCAACGTTGAAGGCGGTGCGGGCTGCTCCAGGTTCTCCCGTGGGGGTCTCCAAGACAAAACTATGCCTGGTCAACCCCGGAATGGATAAAATCGGGCGGGCGTAATTCACATTTAGGCGCACATTGCAGCCCATGTGAACTCCTTCCACTTTTCCCCCATTGAAATAGGGGAGCCCGGAACACCCTGGATATGTGGTACTCAAGACTGTAAAACAGCCTATTTCCCAGTCAAATCCCGTGAATTTTGCCCGGCGTGAAACCCAGGCTCTCTTCTCCGCGTCCCATAAAAACATGGTTTTCACGTTTTGGGCGACGAAGTCTGAGACAGTCATCGGGACTGATTTAACCCCTAGCACGCTAGGGGCGGACGCGATTTTGGGCACCATTATAACGGTGTCCAAGGGGCGAGCATCAAGCTCGCACTCAAAATCGTCGACGGAGAGCGTTTTTCCTGTTTTAAAGGAATAAACGTATGTTGCTCCGTCCCAGACATGGGCCACAGTAAGCAGCCCTTTCTTCTGGTTGGCTAACTCCACGTATGTGGCATAGCCAAGATGATTTTCCTGCTTGTCAAGCAGGGCAACTATCGAGTCCTTGGGGGGGGTGGCGGGCAGGTCGGCATAATTCCAGCCGGCAACTGCCATCTCGTAGGTTACTACTGCCACCTGTTTTGTTTTCCTCCTCACCAGGAAAACAATGGTCTTTACAACACTCCAGCAGATAAACCGCCACCGGTTGTAAACCACAATTATAGGCGCGCTCAGCACCAAAAGGACCAGTTTTACTATTGAAACCTCCCATGCATAGCAGTAGAGGATCAAAATACTGGCGGCAATCCCAAAAGTGGCCGGCCTTCCTCGTAGGAAGAAAGATGCCAGCCACAAAAGCCAAATGGTCCAAGCCTCAAGGGCCTGGACAACTGATTCCGCGAGGAAGAGGGCCGCTTTATAAACGTACTCCTCTAACCTCGAACAAACCCACACTCCCGTGTATAGGGTGTTGCCCAAAAGCATGAAGGCGTTATGCTTTACAGCACGTTTCGCCTCAACACAATGGTTCCAGAGGGCTATGCGCAGGCGCACCGAGACAAAGTCTCGGGCACTCAAGGCGCACGCCACCGGATCCAAGTGAACCAATCGTCCACTCGGGCTCACCAGTTGACTAAAACAGTAGTCAACCGTGGAGGTATTGGGGGTTGGATGGAACACCATTACGGTGCACCTCCAAACATTTACGCCATCTACGGTGTAGTTGGCACAGTTGTACCCAACATCTTTGGGCACCCACAATGGCTGGGTGGGAATCAAAGTTCCCACCAGGGATTTCTCCCGGGCAAATTCAGCCCCCGCCAGGAATAAGGCGAGGGCCAAAAAGATCATCACGCCCTTTCGGGCGGTTATCATCTTGTGAGGCCGGGAGGCAAAAGCACGAGTGTTAACGCTGAATGTTCAATCGCTTCCCTCGAG